CCTATTCAGCATATATAGAATTGAATTGACCTCGACTAATGAGTTATTCTCGGTAGTTCCCGTTTTACTAACTTCAATAACAGTAAAATTCGATGGTTTTTGACCATATAACTCATGGTGATAGTTCTCCTTCAAGGCCACAACATGATTTTGATATTCAATGCAGCCTTTGAATTCACCTGGAGAAGCAACATCCACAGCATAAGCTCCTACCTCTGAGGGATTGCCGTCTGCATCTATAAAAGTTGTCCAGTCCTGGATATTACCAAGAGCGCAACCATAAATCGTAGAGCCTTTTACTCCAAATACTCTATTGTCATGGACACATACATAATCAATATCCGGACAACTCCCTGCTTTGGGATAAGTTTCACCGTTTCCTATGTTTCCATTCGTTCCGTCTGTTTCGTCATAATATTTCTTATCAGGGAATATACATATCTTTTTATGGAATTCAACAATACTTTTCTTTCCTGCTTTAAGTCCGGAAAACTTCTCAACACCATCAGCATAAAACTTGCCATCTGCTATGTAATAAAGCTTCTGCCCTTTAAAAATAGCTTGAGGTTTAATGATATCCTCATATATGACCTTTCTCGGATTTCTTGTTGTGAGCTTCGGATAGTCTTTCAAGGATATATTTTCACAATCGATTAGCTCGTTTGTCGATGCCGATATAGTCCTGTTCAGCCCTCGAAAATCGATTATGCTTGATTCAGCCTTTGGCAATTCGTTTAAGATTGGTAGTTTCATTTCTTAAACGCCCCCTTGATATCGTACTGCCTTACAGGGGATGACTGTATTCTTGATTTCAAATAATTCATGTATTCTCTCATAGCATTGTTATATAATGTTACAAAATTGTTATGACTCGGTATATCGTTTGAATATAAGTCAATTTGTGAAGCAACATAGTATTCGTAAATCTCTGAAAATTCCTCCGGCAATAATAACTCGAATTCGTCTATTTCTTCATATTTTAATGACTTGAATTCCTTTTCATTGTTTATAATAAGCCTTAATTTTGCCTCTATTTTGCTTAAAAACGACAATAAAGCCGTGTTTTCTAATATACACGGCTTAAATTCTCTTACTCTATCTATTAACTCTAAAGGTGTCATTACCACACCTCCTTAAAATCCTGCTCTTTGTTTTGCATCCTCAATATACCTGTTCGATGTTCTAAGTTCTCTGTCTTTGCTCTCCAATACAGTTAAAACGTACCTGGGAATATGCACTAATTCCCCTCTTTTAATGATGAAATTGCTACCGTTTACTATAACAACAATATCATCCTTGTATTTGTCATCATCCTTAAATGCCATATAAGGAACCCTTTCCTTCATCCATTCATTTGGGTCAAACGCTTTTTCTTTTTCTTTTACTGTTTCAGCCATAATATCCTCCTTATATTATTGAATTAAAAAGGAGCGTTTATAACGCTCCCTATATTAGTTTAATCCTGCACCGTAGTCATTTTCCTCAGTAGTTGTTTCAAGACGTACCATGTAGGCATCTGTCAAGATAACAGCGCCCTGGATAGCCTTCCAACCCTGAGTGCTTCTCTGATTCAACGGGTCAGCAGTTCCGGCAGAACCTTTTGCCTTAACTATGTTTTCCAGTCCTCCGCCTTCGATGGTAGTTACGCCGTAGGCATCCTCACCGATTATAAGGGTAGAGTATACGTCACGGCCCTTAGCTCCTGCTTCTCCAGGATATACTATATCGCCCTTAGCTGGAGGATTACCATCCGGAGCTGTTTCTTTTACTGTAAATTTTGCTGCACTTGCTGCGCCTGCCGTAGCTGTTTCAATAGTGTATAATACACCATCGATTATTACTTTTCTACCAACTAAAGCCTCTGCATCTGCAACTGTCAAAGCTTCGTCTATCCCCACAGTCTTAGTTGCTGCTGTATAACTGGCTACGGTAACAGTTCTTCCTGCTGCAGTTAAATCCTCTGCATGGAATACTTTAGCTTCTGTAGTTTCAACAAATCTTACACCTTCTATTTTACCTATTTCGCCGTTATACCAGTTCTTAGGATTGTAGTTAGTTACAGATTGCCATTTCGGGTCTTCTGTTAAGTGATATGCTACGTCAGGATGAATTATTGCAACGTAGCTATCGCCTTTTTTCTTTGCAAGATATCTCTTGAGAGTTTTAACGGCGTTCTTAACCATCTTTACAGTGATATAATCGTTGCCGCTTGCCTCTCCACCTACAAGCAAGTGCCTTGCAAGCTTAGTGCCATCGCCGTATTGTACGTTAGTTCCTGTGTTTATTATATCCCTTACAACCGTGTCAAGAGTTCTTCCCGCTTGGTCTCCTAAGTCCCTAAGGTTATCATTGATTATCGGGTCAATAGCAGTAAGTTCCAATACATCCGATGTAGTAATGTAATCACCAAACTGATGAACAGGAGCGGTGATTGCCTTTACTTCAATCTTTCTTCCGTCAGGAGTTACGCCTTCTGTCAAAGGAGTAAGCGCCTTCGGCAACGGGTCTCTCCTTCTCCATTCTTGAACCTTGCCACCCCTCTTCGGAATAGGTTTCTTTTGACCGAATTGCCCGTGTACCAATAAAGGTTTTGCATATCTAATTAAGTTCTTATTGTAGTAGGTTTTCATTTCAGGACTTAAATCTTGTCCTGCACCCGTTTGAGTAGTTACGTTAGTGTTAGGATTTGCCTGTAGCATCATTGCCATAGGAAGCATTAATGCTCTTTTACCAATGTTTGTTTTTGTAAGCAGTAACATTGAAGCTGCCAATATTATAAGCAATATTAAATACATACTTTATCCCTCTCTTTCGTTATTTAAAATGTAATTCGCTCCCCTCTTGCAGCCCTTTCTTCCAATTCAGCAATTTGCTCATCTGTCATCTTGGAAGGGTCTATTTTGATTGAAGCGGCCTTTGTTCTCTTTGTTGCATTTTCAGAAATTCTCGTGCCTTTTGCTTTCACGTTGTCAAGCGTACTTTTCTTTGCCTTTGCCGTCTGCTTCTTTATAAGCTCGTCAATATGGAGTGCATCATAAGCTTGCTTGAATGGAATACCATACCCTAACATTTGCAAAAATCTTTTATTCTGTATTAGCTCGTCAGGTTTTATATCTCCGTAAAGCTCAGGATTACTCTTTGAAAGCTTCTCACAGTCAGCCGTAAAAGCATTTATAAAAGCCTGCTGTCTTTGTTGCTCCTGCATGGCTCTAAAATTTCTTAGTTCTTGTAGTTCTCTCTGCTGTTGTAGCAGTTTTTCTTTTGTCGTACCTCTTTGATAAGCAATATCCTCTAAAAGCTCCTCAGCCTTTTTCTTTAGTCCTTCGATTCCTTCTACCTCAAAATATTGCTCAAAGGTATGTAACAAGTGTTCATATTCCTCATTTTTCTTTCTTTGCTCGCCGAGTCTTTTCCCTATTATATTATCCATGTAGGCTTGATGTTCATCTTTTGTTTTGAATACCATGAAAGGCTTATCATCTTCCTCTGCTTCCTCTTCCTCTTCGGTTTCCTCTTCACCACCTTCCGTATCTTCTTCGCTTTCATCGTCATCAAACTCATCAAACTCATCAAACTCATCATTCTCGGCATCATCGTCAACGTCAACAATTTCATCATCCTGCTCGCCGTCTACAGGATTGTCTATTTCTTCATCTTCTGCGGCGAATAATTGTAACTTTAATTTTTCAAATATCATTATATCCTCCTGCACCCTTTGGGCGAAAATTTAAAATTTATATTTATAGCGCTGTATTACAGCGAGATTAACGAATAGGATTATTGACTAATCCATCAATGTTTCTTTTTAGTTGCTCGATATGAGCTTGTTGCTCCTCTATCTGCGCCTGCTGCGCCTGGATAATCTGTTGCATCTGCATAAATCCTTGTTGCATTTGCATCATCTGATTATACATTTCCCCATTTTCTTTAACCTTCAAGAGCAACTTCTCTTTGCCGTCAAATATCATGTTTTCAAGCAGTAATGTCGCAGGAATAGCGGCTTCCGGATTAAACACTCCTCTTTCAAACAAATCAAGCATCATTTGATTATGACTGATAGTATTAAAAGGATTCTCCTTCTGTGGTATAATTTCTATATCATAAACAGGTTTTCTATACTCAGGCTCCCATTCCGGATTAGGTATTTGATTTCCCATTTCATCGGTTATATACGCTTCATCCATATTGGTAATCTGATTTATCATATTTTGATTGTTAAAAGTAATATATTGGGGTTTACCGTCATCTCCGATAATGCGAAATTGTCTGTCCTCTGTATAGAACTCCCTTATCAGCTCAACAACTAAAGTAACAAGCTTTTTGAAAGTCCTGTAATTGGATTTAACTAAGTCTCTTGTAGTTTTGTTTCCTGCTTCCTGTAATGCTGCAATAGCCCCAAAAGCTGTAACTCCTCCTGTAGTGCCTCCCTGGTTAAAATCACGATTACCCGACAACTCTTTCATTTCTTGTATTTTGTCCTGCCTTATCTTTGTTATTATATCTGGTAATGGATTTGCTTGAAATGGTCTTATTGCACTATCATCTACTGTAGTCGAACTTACTATTACATCCTTAGATAAATCAATTATGTCATCAGGATTTATTCCGCCATCCTCTTTTGTCAGCCATCTTTGCTTAGAAGCAACTATGCTGTTGTTGAGTGATAGAGTATCAAGTTTATCTACATACCCTTGATTATTCTTATTCATATCAATTAAGCCCATGCCTTCGAGAGTGCCTTCAAGGCTTATGTATTGGTCGATAATAAAAGGATACCTGCCATGAGCGTATATCCCTGTTTGAGCTGTATCAGGATTTGTAATCGATGATTCAAGCACTACATCATTTGCAATCTTAGTAAGATGTACTATTTGCCTGCCATCCTCTGCAATAGTCCTTTCATAGCAGTCTATAACAAGGGTCTTATTTTGCAGTATTGTTTGGTCTTGCCCCTCATAAGTTTTAATCTGAACAGCATCTTGACCGCCGTATGTTTCAGCACTCTCAGTTAGTTTATCGGGATATTGCTCTTTTAGGATATCAGTATCGATTAAAGAAGTTACAAACACATATCTGCTATCCTGTAAGTTGGTACAATTCGGCTCCCAATAAATCCTCAGAATATCCAGGTAATTGATTACAATGTCACCAAGCCCATTCTCAAGGGTATCATCCCAGGTAACAGACAAACAACCAATACCTTGCTTGATTTTATACATACAATACTTATCATAAACATCATCCCAATTTGCATTTTGCAAAATTACAGGGACAACTTTAGTAAGTCTTTCAGCTTCCTCCTCATCGTTCTTTTCCCTTGCCAGGAATACCGGAGCAGGCTGATTGTCCATCAAATCAGCGTGTTTGTTTAAAATTGCATTAAGTAAAGTACCACTCGTAGGTTCGTTGCCCTCTGTTTTGTCAATTAAATATTGCCAGTATTGCTGCCTAAACCAATTTTCATTTTCGATAATTTTCATATCGTAAGCTTCTCTTGCAGCTCTATATTCGGTAAAGGCATCAATATATTTCTTAACATCAATATCTTTTATTTTATGTAAAACCGATTCATCTGTAGGTTTTATTATTTCAGTCAATCTTCCAACCTCCTTTCAATCTTTATTTTCTTAATATTTCTGTAATTATGCCTGCATAACAGGCGTAGTAATTTTCTAAGCATTACAATACCGCTTCATAGGTTTTATGGAATATATCCGGCTTGCATGGATAAAATTCGCCGTTTATGCCTTTGATGATGTAATCGCCTTCATTAACTGCCATTGTACCTTCTAACGTTTCAATTAACACTTGAGGCTTATTTTCATAACTTGCTTTAACCGAACTCATAAATTCCGCTAATTCGCATAAACAATCTGTATTATCAAAGAATTGTATTGCTTCGATTACTACTGGTTTTTTTCTATATTTTGCCATCATTGCTCCTCCTAAATTTTTATATTATTAAAAACACGCCCTAAACTGTCATAAGGCGTGGTGACAATCGGTCTTTCAATCATATTCAACGGGTCATCCTGTGGTGTCCATATCTTCTTAGGCATCATGTTTTTCCGTTGTTTTATCGGTCTTGCCATACACATATATCTTGTGTCATCATAAATATGGTCTTCGCACTCGGTATCGACATCCTCAACATCATTCAAATCATATACAAGGGTTGGAATAGTCCTAATAAAGTCCTTGCAATTAGAAAATATATACATCATCGGCAATCCGTCAGCATCAAACGCCAACCTATAATGCACTTGCATTTTCCCAGGTATTCGGCTGTTGTCGGCAGGCTGCCAATATATACCCTTTCTTTCAAATATCCTTGCAATGCTCCCATCCGGCATCCCGTTATCTGCAAATATGGAAGGGTCTGCATAGCCTATAATTGTTTGACCTTTCTCATACTTATCTTCATAGGCTTTCACCAAGTCAGCAACCTTGTCAACCGACATATAAAGTCCTCTGTTCGGCTCCTTTGTAATCCTTGTTACAGGGTCTTTCTCTGTACCGTAAATCTCGTGATATCTATATAAACGGCCACTATGGTCTTCTGCCCAATAGCCAACTGAGAATGGTTTTGAATATCCCCAGTCAAAGCTTCTGTATCTTTTCCAATCGGAAGGAATAACAAAAGGGTCTATGACATGAGTTTTCTGCCGTGTTTGATAATTGTTAGGGTCATTCACCCATTCGGTAAATACCTGCCCCTCAAACATGTTCCAATTGCCTTCAAGTAATGCTTTTCGCAATGCTTCCGGCAAGCTTTCAAGCTGTATGATATAATCTTCCGTTAAGTGAGGATTATCTGTAACGAGTGCCGGAATATACTGCCTTGTTACAACTGTTTCTCTTTTCAGAGTATTTGAATATGTCCTAATTTTATGTATCTTGTATGGCTCCAAGGCATCGATAAACATTGACTTTACCCATCCATGCCCTATCCCCCCAGGGTTCGCAGTAAACCTTTTAAAAGGCTTCACATTAAGCGACTTCGGCGCTCTTACTCTCGTCAGCAAGTAATCAAATATTTCTTTTTTAAACTTCGTCAGCTCGTCAATAAAAAGCCTGTTCATTTCAGCGCCTTGATAATTGTAGGCGTCTATAAGATTCCTTGCATACCTAAAATGCAATACAGTGCCGTTTTGTAGTCTGTAATCATGGTCGGAACCGATGTACCTGCCTAATTCCTTCGGTATTGATAGCTGTGCTTCCTTTACAAGTGTATCCCTAAGCTCCGGATATGTATTTCTAAACAAATAAGAATGTACGCCAGGATGTTCCATGCCATCGATGAAGGCTTCCATGACTGTGGCCTTACTCTTTCCTCCGCCTGCTGCTCCGCCATATAGCACTTCATCTGCTGTCGATGCGTGGTATAATGCCTGTTTATCTGTCGGAATATAATCTATTTTAATATCCATTTATTCCTCATCCTCCTCTTTCGGAGGGCGGGGAATTGAATGAATTAAGTTGATTGTCTTTGTATTATCGTCATCTTTCTTGTTGTATAACCCTGCCATCTCTAAGAGTACCTTGCCATGCTGGAAGCTTCCTCTTTTAGCTTCTCGGACAAAAGCATTTATAACAGGCGCTATGGACTGCTTAACAATATTTTTGGAAAGCTCCTCATATAGCTCAACAAACTCAGGCTTAGCAAAGGCTGTATAATAGATATTTCTTGTGCATTTTGCAGCTTTACAAATATCGGTTATGGACTTCATTCGATAGTCTGGATTTATCAATACCTCTAATAAGTTTTTTTCCTTTTCCGTAGGTTTATATTTTGTTGACTTTTGTTTATCCAAATCAACCACCGCCTGCAC